AGCAGCACCACGCCCCACGCTACCGGGGACATACGGCCTCTGGATCGGCCACCATCGCTTCCGCGAAGGCCACCGCGTCGGCAAACGTGCCTTTATACGCCGCCGCCGCCCCAATCGCCACATCCGTTGGGCGCGGGTGGTCGAGAAAGACGGCCACGGGGAGACAGGCGCGGGTGAGCACGCGGCCCACCGTGTGCCGTACCGGTAACAGGCGGGAATCCCGCACGGAACTCACCACGGCGATCTGTCCAGTCGGGCCGTGCACGATGGTGGTACGGATGGTGCGGCTCATGCGTCGGCCTCCTCGTTGGGTTCGGGTGCGTCTTGCGGGTCGTCTTGCTGCTGTTCGTCTTCCATCGCCCAGCGGACCTCCTTCGGGAGCGTGGCGAGCCACCGATCATAGGCGTAGGTCGGGTCATAGTCGGGATGGTTGTTCATACCCACACCCTCCCCGTGTGCGTGGCGTTGAACAGGTGCGTCAGGAGTTGATCCACCAACAGCCGGTCTTCCGGGTCGTCAGGGCGGTCGTCGGGTTGATCGTACAGGCGGGCGCACTCGTCGCACCACCCGAACTGGTCAGCGGCGGGGCGTTCATGGCAGAGCAGGCAGTCGGCGGCAGTTATGGACACTGGCGGGGATCCTCTGGTTTATCGGGTGAAGTGGCGCGGGAACGTGATACGAAAGTAAAACGCCCCCGCTTGCTTGTCAATAGTCCAGCGTCACGAATTTTCGCGGGTAATCCAGACGATGCGCGGGGGAGTCATGTTCGTCGCGAGGCGTTGCGCGAATTGATCGGGGTGCGGTTCCCAGTCCCAGTCTTCCGCCCCGCCGCCCCGCTGGTCCATGCGGGCGAGTTCGGCACTGGTCGCGACGGTGATGAACCCGTCCCCAGCGGACCAGACGGGGACATTGTAGAAGCGGGTAACCTGATAGCGGGCGTCGGCCATCTCGGCGGCATCCCACCCGAGGGCGGTGGCGGCAATGGTGGCGCGGGTGTAGCGGGGCATGGCGGTTCCTCTGAGGAAGTGGGGCAGCAAGTGGACACCACGAAAGTACATCGGCCCTACTGCCTTGTCAATGCTCCAGGCATTACGAAAATCTAGAATGTGGCGCGAAGTGTGGCACGATAGCCGTGTGTGGCGCGATCCCGGGCGCGGGCACGCACGCTTGCGCGAACGGGCGCGGGCACGTACAATATGAGCGGGATTCTGACACCGTTCCCCGTACTGGCGTCCGTAGCGTCCGTACAAACAACGGGAGGAAGGTTTTCGGGCGACCAATTTCCCGCGCTGCTGAGGAGCAACGGGACCGTCACAAAGCTCGGAGACTGGCGTTACTGGCGTTATGAGCGCCAGCGGGCAACGTAGGGCGTCAGCATGAGACACTGACGGAAGCGTCCCCCGGAAGCTCAGTCACTACGTTTTGGTAGGCTGGTACCCGTCCTAGTGACGGGAAAACCGCCTCATGCCTATAGCTGACGGTGCTACGGACACCGTGAGCCGCACCCCGGTATAGCGTTCGCGCTTGCCGGGGTTGCGTCATTCTAGGGCCATAGAACCGCGAAGCCCCCACCAGATAGGGCAGGGGCAAGGCGAACGCGAGAACGGGCGATAGGCGGGCGATTAGGGACGTTTCCGGCAATGGCGCACCAGTGAGACGAGCACTCCGGCGAACGTCACCCCCGCGAACAGAAAGACGGTATTGCCAAACGCCCGGAGTAATTCGGCGCGAATTACGGGGTCATTGAGCAGGTCGATTAGGCGCATTATTCGTATCCCTCAGCGATCCAATAGGCCGTATTGCCGACCGTCACAGAGTCCGGACGGCTCCACAAGTTGACATCCTCAGCAGCGAACGTGAGGTCGGTGGCCTCATCTTCTTCCGTATGATCAGCGGCCCACAGTAGCTCTTCCATCAGCGCGCGCTTTGCCTCATCGAACGTTTCTACGGAAAACGGCTCGCTGTCTGGCATGTATCCGGGCATGTTGTTTCCGATGACGTATGACATTGGGCGGGGTTCCTTTCGGGTGAGTGGTTAGGCGTGACGTTCGGCAATATCACCCCACGTTGCCACCCGATAGCGGCCACGGAAACGAACCAACGTCGGGGCGTAGGTGTCGCCCGCGTTCAAATACTCGCAATAGCCGTCCCGCTTTGTGGCGAACGCTTCTACGCCATGCGTTCCGGCTAGCGCATCAAGGCACGTGAGCCGAATGTCGGACGTAGCCGGGGGGTTATAACACTCAGCCACCCGTGCGGCCCCAGCGGGAAGGGCTTCAAGCTCCCGGCGGGACATTTCTAGGATACGGCGGGCTTGCTTAGCGTTGTCGCCAAACACGGCGGAAAGGGTACGGACGGACGGGAGCATATGGGTTCCTCTGGTTCGGTAGGGGGGAGGGGAAAGGTTAGACCGGGGACGCCACGGCGAGCATGGCGGTAATCAGCGCAATGGTGACACACACGGCGATCCATTCACGGGCGGGGATCACTGTTCACCCTCCGGCCCTAAGTGATAACCGCAATGGTCACACGGGGAACACTCATCCCACATATCGGTAGATTCCGCCCCGATCACCTGCCACCCGTCATTACAGTTCGTGGCGATACTGTCGGCAATGTTGCGGCGATTGTCGGTAACGCACCCGTGGCATAGTGCGGCCCCGTCGTTTGTAATAAACGCGATATCGTAAAGGCCGGGGAACGTGTAAGGACCAAAACGAACGGCGCGGCGGAAGTCGGCAACAGTGTGGATACGCATGGCGGGGTTCCTGTAGTTCGGGAGGGGGGAAGGGGCCAGCGGGAATACTGGCCCCCGTAGGGTGGTTAGCGGTATTCGGCCAGTTCGTCGGCCATTTCGTCGTTAATCTTGTGGGCGGCAATGCTGCGCCAGTCTACCCGCGAGAGGAACGCAAGCGCATAGTCACGCGCCATCCCTTCCGTACTCGTCGCTTCGATCATCTCTTCTGCCCGTTCGCGTAGCATCAAGGCGAGCGCCATTTCGGCCACTGGGACACTGGCGTACAGCTTAATGAAGTCGGCGAGATGGTCCATGCCGGTAATGTCGGCGACCGACAAACCGTCGAACATTTCCAAGTTCACGCGCCACGTTTCATACGTGGGCCAGCCGTTGTAGCGGGTATCGTTCGTCATTTGGCTGGTTCCTCTGGTTGTGGGGTGAGTTACTTGCTGGTGGCGAACTGGTGCATGGACTTCTGATAGCTCTTCCATTCACCAGCGCCACGGTTCCGGGCGTTGCCGTTCCACGCCACTACCACCGACCCGGACGCCCGCACCCCGTAGAATCGCCCGCAGTTATTGCGTTCGGCATCGGGGGCACCAGCGGAGACCCACTGGCCGGGAATCAGGGTGGCGCGTTCGACGTCAGACAGCGCGTGAATGTTCACGGTAGGGCGGAAGCGACGGGACATGGCGGGGCTCCTGTGGGGTTGTGGGGGCTCATCAGTGACGGCTTAACCGTCAGACGGGGGAAGCTTCCCCCGTTTCGCCCTGTGTCAGCAGCCAGCCAGCTTGTACGCAGTCTCTACGACGGGATCTAGGCTCATGGAGTAGTCAGACACTGCCTCCTCGCCGTACGGGTACGTTGCCACAGGACCTTGCCACACAATGAACAGGGCGCCCAACTTCTCGTGATCGGGGTGACGCAGCAGGATTACCGCCTCGTCAACCTCCAACGCCTTTTTAACCGCCGTGATCGGGGTGAAGGTGTCGCGCATATCGCGCTCCTCGCCGTTATCAACCCCGGCAATCACCCAGCCAGCGGACAGGGCGGCACGAAGGACGGACTTCACGAAGGCGCTTTGAGTCATAGCGGGGTTCCTGTGGAATAAAGGGAAAGGACAGCGTAGTAGCTCCTGTATTACTAACCCGTTGCGAAAGTGTGTCAATAGCTCACGCCAACATTTTTCAAAATTCTTTTCAGCGCCGCCCCATCTATAGGTAGCGACCGGCGAGCTAACCGGCTCCCGTTTCGGCATTTGGCGATGTTCCCGAAGTAAACCCAAAAATCGCGACAGTGACACGATCGGTGGCAAGTCAATCCCCCTATAGCGAAAGTGGGGGCGACTGTCTCAGCGGGGCGTATACGCGATTCTACGGCTATGTCCGCTTTTCGGGCGCTGCGTGACCGGCAATCGGGCACTGTGGGGACGGGGCAACATGTGGCGAGTGGGCGACATGGCGAGAATGGGCGGAGGCTCACCTTCGGTCATAATGACCGATCCTACCGCGCGCGTATCACTAGAGGTGAGAACGGTTCTCAACCGCATGCCAGTAACGGGAATGTTATCGAGAGCGGACACATGGCACTATCTGAGAACGGTTCTCAACGGCGTTCACGAACGAGGAAAGGCCAGGATCTTAACGTGACCTTAGCGTCAAAGCGTGACGTGGTGGCATGGTTTGTGTAGCGTCAAACGTTTGACGGGCAGCGTCAAAGCGTGCGCGGGCCAGCGTCAAAGCAGACGAGCCGATCGAGGGGGGGGTATCCCCCGGCGTGGCCCGTCAGGATTGCTATACCACCCTCACACGGTCAGAACAGCGTGGTACAAGTCAACAGTGCCACCCTCACACGGTCAGATCGCACGGGTACAAGTCAACAAGCAGCTAGTGGGTACTTGTCAAGGCGACAAAAAGGGATACGTTTGAGCAGACCTTTTCTGGGGGCCAGATGGCGCGAGTGAGCAAGTGGAGCGAAGCGGAGCGGCGGGAAGCGGTGGAGCTGGTGCTGGACGGGATGGCGGAGGGCAAGACGCTGGCGGATACGGTGCGGGACATTGCGCGGCAGCAGCGGAAGGCGGGGAAGATCGGGGACGCGGTGCTGACGCAGGGACAGGTGCGCCGTTGGGTGGTGGAGGACGAGACCCAGTTTGTGCAGTACCAGCGCATGAAGCGGCTGCTAGGGCAGGCGTTTGCGGAGGAAGCCCTGCACATTGCGCGAGAGTCCACGACCAGTAGCACGGCGCTGGACCGGGTGCTGATCGACACGCTGAAGTGGGCGGCCGCGAAGGCCAACCCGAGCGAGTACGGCGAGAAGCAGACCGTGGAGCATCAGGGGGCGCAGACGTTGCAGGTCAAGATCGTGGAGGATGACGCGCCGATCCGGAACCCGAAGGCGGCGAAACAGATCGGGAACGCGATTGCGACCGCGATGACCACGCCGGTCATCCTGAGCCTGCCTGCCGTCCAACCGATAGCGCTGAATCCGTCCGAAGACACCGACGAATAGCGCAAACGCCGGATTTCCACAGAAACCCCCGTCAGAGCGCGAAAGTCTGGCGGGGGCTATGATGGGTCGGAGAACAGGGAGATTGGCGCTAAAACCCTCATTCTCGCGCATTCTAGACCTATCTGCTGGTCCTAAGATCATCGGGCTTGCCCGATCTGGCGGTTTGGAGCGCAGAACCACAGCAACTAGGAACAGCGGTACTATTGACTAGCGGAAAAACCTGTCAAGTCCCTGTTACAATCAGTAAACGTGAAGCAGCGCAAGCAGTTAGCGAAAGCAACATTGTGATGTGTACATGTCAACATATATACTGTAGTTAACTAGTGAACTCGTTAACGCAGTAAACACTAACGCGCTACGCTTGTTCTGTGCTAACGCACAGGATTACGTATAGAGTTTATGAACGATGAACTGTGTACACACAGTGCTCTAGATCTCTAGATCTCTAGAGATCAAGGTGCGGGGTGGAGCAGTGGCAGCTCGGCGGCTTCATACGCCGCAGGCCGTGGGTTCGATTCCCACCCCCGCTATATGACGGCCCTTCCTGACCCGCGTGACGGGCGACCCCGTTCGGACATCCTGCATCGCTGTGCGTGGTGCGGGGAGTGGGGGCGTCCGGCTGGGCCGTATTGCACGAAGTGTGGCGAAACGTTTGTGCCTGTCCCCAATACCGGCCCGCCGCCGGTTCGTGACTAAGGAGCGTTGTGGGCCGACCGTGGACCGCCGACGACATTGCGCTGATTAAGGCGCTGACCCGAGACCGCCTCACCATCGCTGAAATTGCCAAGCGCATGGAGCGGTCGTTGCCGTCTATCCACAACAAGCAAGCCTCGTTGGGGATCGGCTCGTTCCGCAGCTTTCGGGATGGCGTAAGCTGGGAAGCACTGGACACGATGCCACAGCCGGGGGCCGAGACGGTCCACGACAAGATCCCCGAGTGGCTGGAGCAGTTGCGCCCCGTGGCGCTCCCCGCTCCGGCAATTCCTGAGCGCCGGACAGAACCCAACGGCTACACACTGGTCGCCGGGGATTTCCATTTCCCGATGGAAAGCAAAAGCACCATCGCGGTCTTGTTGGAAACCATTGCCGAACTCCGTCCCCAGCGCCTGATCCTCAACGGCGATACGGTCGATTTGCTGGCCGTCAGCCGGTATCCTAAGGACCAGCGCCATACGTGGGATTTGCGGCAGGAAGTCACGGCGTTCCATGAATTTTTGCACATGGTTCGTAGCGTCAGTGCCGCGTGGAACATGGACATCGTGGAAACCGAGGCCAACCATTCCGGCAACGGCACCGCCTCGCGCTGGCATCGCTACCTGTCAGATCGGGTGCCGGTGCTGTACGGCCACCCCAAGGCGCAAGAACTCCTCAACTACGAGACATGGTTCTACCCGGAATGGTGCCCAATCCGGCTGCAAGACCATGCGCTGATTGCGGACGAACTGCTGGTGATCCACGGCGATATGGTCCGCAAGCACGCCGCGTATTCGGCGCGGGGCCATGCCGAGAAGTGGCATAGCAGCGTCATGCATAGCCATACGCACCGCATGGGCAGTAGCTTGGAGCGCATCCCGGCCATCGGCTTGCGCCCAGAACAGGTCCGTCGCGCCTACGAAATTGGCTGCATGTGCGACTTAAACCCCAGCTATGTCTCGGCCCCCAACTGGACGAATGGGTTTGCCATTGTCAGTCACAACGGGGAGCCGGGAGGCTACGGGGTGGAGTTGGTGAACGTGGTGCATGGACAGGCGTCAATCGTGGCGCTTGGCAAAACCGTCCGCGCTCAACCGGTCTAAGCCCATGGCTGCTCGTCGTGTGAGTTTCCCGCCGCTCCCCAAGACCGTGTCCGCGCCGGGAGGGGAGGTTACGGTGGTCATGTCGCCCAAGATCAAACATCCCGATGGCAGCGAGTGCTGGGGGATCTGGGACGAGTCGATCCGCACCATCACGCTGGACAAGACCGCCACGAAGCGGCACCAGTGGAAGGTGTTGTTCCACGAACTCTGCCATGTGGCGCTGGACGATTCGGGCTTATCCAATGGGATGGAGGCGGCTATCGTAGAAGCCATCTGCGATGCCATTGCCAGTGCCCGGATGCGGGAGCGGTTCGGCTGATGGCCAGCGCCAAGGGCAAGCATAAGGGCGGGACGGAGACGGTCATCCGCCTGCATCGGCGGCATCCGGGGCAGCAGGCGATTGCCAGTCATCCCGCCCGATTTCGCATCGTCATGTGCGGTCGCCGCTGGGGCAAATCGGCCTGCGGGATTCGGGAAGTCTGCGATGTGGCGCTGGCGGGACAACCGGCTGCGTGGTTCGCGCCGAGCTACAAGATCGCACTCGAAGCGTGGCGGGAACTGGTAGACCGACTGGCTCCCGTGACCAGCCGCATGAGCGAGCAGGACAAACGGCTGGAACTCGTAACGGGTGGCATTATTGAAGTATGGACATTGGACACGCCAGATCCCGCTCGTGGCCGAAAATACAAGCTGGCGGTGATTGACGAGGCCGGGATTGTCCGCGATTTGCTGGAAGTCTGGCAGGCCGCGATCCGTCCGACGCTGGTGGATTTAGGGGGACGGGCGCTCATTCTGGGCACCCCGAAGGGCCGACGCCACGGCTTTGTGACGCTTTTTAACCGAGGACTGACGGATGACCCCGATTGGCAGAGCTTCCGGGCCTCGACGCTGGAAAACCCCTATATACCGGCAGAAGAGGTGGAAATCGCTCGCCGCGAATTGCCACCAGAGGTCTTCGCGCAGGAGTTCGAGGGCGTTCCGACAGATGATGGCGCAAACCCGTTCGGTCTCGACGCCATCCGCCGCGCCGTCCAGTCCGATGACCGTCTGGTCCCCACCGAGCCGGTCGTCTACGGTGTCGATCTCGCCCGATCACTGGACTATACCGTGGTCGTTGGACTGGATGCCTACCGTCGCATCGTCACCCTAGACCGCTGGCAAGCGCCGTGGGCGGTCACGAAGCAGAAAGTGCGGGACATGGTCGGACAAATCCCCATCGTGGCCGACGCCACGGGCGTGGGTGATGCGATTGTGGCGGATTTGCAGGTCATGGGCGTGAATGTCACCCCCCATGTCTTCACCCAACCGTCCAAATTGCGCCTCATGCAGCGACTAGTGGCGGCGTTTCAGGGCGACGAACTGCGGATTTCGGACACCTCCAGCGCCAAATGGCTGGTCGCGGAGCTAGAAACCTTTGAGTTCACCTACACCGCCACGGGCGTCAAGTACGAAGCGCCTCCCGGCGAGCACGATGACGGTGTGATGGCGCTGGCACTGGCTCTCTACGGGTGGGATCGGGTGCAAGGCGTGGTGCCGGAAGCCCCACCGGGGTTGCGATTGCTGGGCGATGACCCGAATATTCCAGAGAACATGAACGGCACCGACCGAAATCCGTCCGTGGTTGGAGATTTTGTGTCGCAACTCCCCGGAGGCTGGTGATGGCAAAGAAGCGTGGCATGGACGCGGTGATCGAAAAGGCATCCGCGGCAAACAAAGGCCGCAAACCGGCGTTGAAGCGCAAGGGACCGGGCATTGCCATCATGATTGCCGTCGGCAAGCCAAAGCCGGGGATGGGCAAGGGGCCGATGGGCAAGGGACCGATGCGCGAGGAGATGGAAGAGAAGCCCAAGAGCAAGCTCGCCGCCCTTGAAGCGCGTATCGCGGAGCTGGAAGCGCAGTTGTCCAAGCTGGAAGAGGACGACGAGGAGATGGACGACGAGGAGATGGGCGAGGACGAGGACTGATGGCGAAGTCCCCCGCGTGGCAACGCGCTGAAGGCAAGAATCCGGAGGGGGGCCTCAACGAAAAGGGCCGCGCCTCGCTGCGTGCGCAGGGGAAAGACATCAAACCGCCCGTTTCTGCGTCAGCAGCGGCGGCGTCTCCCGAAAAAGCCAAGCGTCGAGTCGCGTTTTGCAAGCGCATGTCGGGCATGAAGCGCAAACTGACCAGCGCTAAGACCGCGAACGACCCGAATTCGCGCATTAACAAATCACTTCGAAAGTGGGACTGCTAACATGGCCGCTACGTTGCTCAAGTCTAGCGTGATCACCGTGTCTGCCGCTGAACAGGCGGCAACGGTGCTTGGATTGCCGTCTCCCGGCGCGGTCGCGGTACAGATTACCGGCACACTGTCCGCCACGATCACGTTTGAAGCCACGGTCGATGGCACAAACTGGGTGGCGTTTAACCTGCTTCCGGCGGCGTCCACGACGGCAGCTTCCACGGCCACGGCGGTTGGGATATGGACGGCGGATAGCAAGGGCATTGCGGGGTTCCGCGCCCGGTGCAGCGCCTACACGAGTGGAGCGCCGGTCGTTACGGTGCGATACGCGGCGATCTGATGCTGGACATCCTCCCGCACCTGATTTGGGCTGGCGTGGTCGTCTTTTTAGCCAAAGACCTCAAGGCGTTTGCCCATGAGTGGAAGACGATGAAGGCGCTAGACCCACTCGCCCCAGTCGAAGTCCCAGAAGACCTGATTGCGCTGGCCAATCAAGAGCGGGAGACATGGGCGCAGGAAGAAACGCTCCGAGCGATGCGGGAGCGGTACGAAGCGTTGGGCGACTGGAACGGAGTTCGCGCCGCATTTGGCATTGGGCGGAGACACGCATGAGGATTAACCAGTGACGATACCGCCGCTTGACGAGTACGGCGCGATGGCAGACCCGACCTTCCAAGGCGCGGTCATGGAAGACGAGATGGCCCGCATTTTAGAGGGGCTGTCGAATAATCCGCTCTCGCCCAACGAACAGGTTGCGCCCAATCCGCCTAGTGAGGCGCTGGGGCTGTCTGGAGACGAAACGCAGCAGGCGTTGATCCGGGCATTGTACGGAGACGACTGCCCGTTGGCGGACGAGCGGCTGGTAGAAGACCGATCCGCGTGGGCGTCATGGACGCGCAGCATCTGGGAGTCGCGCCGAGAAGCGGTGCAGATGCACCTGCATTTGGTCGAGCGTAATCGTCTCTTCCGCGCCGGTCAGCAGTGGATTTCGGCGCAGGGGTTGGGGCCGTGGCGTGAGCCGTCCCGCCCTCGGGATGCGGCCCGCGTGGTCTACAACATGACGGACAAGGCGCTGGATCAGCGGCTCCAGATCATCATGGATCAGCGCCCCGGCTTTAGCGTTACGCCAGCGACCAACGACCCGGACGACAAGCGCAAGGCGCAAGCGCAGCAAATGGCGCTGGAATATCTGTATGAGCAGTTGCAGATGGACCGCTTTGCGCGAGAAGCCGCGTTCTGGGCGCAGACGGATGGGTTGTCGTTCTGGCACTTGTTCTGGGATGCCGACCGTGGCCCGTGGGATGAACGGTTGGGCGAGCGTCCGGGGCAGAAGAAGCCGCTGGGCGACATCGGCTGTCAAACGCTGCGTGTGGAACAGGTGCGCGTCTCGCCGAACGCGACCGCCACGCAGCCGCCCAGTTGGGTGGTGGTGCGAGAAGTCATTTCGCGGCAAGAAGCGGTCTATCGCTATGGCGTTGCCGGTCTTGATGCGGCCAATACCACGCTGTCCAATGGCAACGCCCCAACGTATGCCGGGGCAGAAGGCATTGGCGCATGGGTGCTGACACAGACCACGATTGGCGAAGGGCAGCGTCTCCGCGACGAAGACGTCACCGAACGCTTTACGGTCTATCTTGCGCCACACCCCGACGTACTGCCAGACGGGATGCAACTGATTGTCGTTGGCAACGAAGTGGTGTTTGGGCCGAAGCCGCTGCTTTGGGGCGTCATCCCCGTCGTGTCAGTACGTGATGGGTCGAGCGATCCGTCCTACTATCCGCGCCCGATCATGGAGCAGTGGATCGACCACCAGATGCGCGTCAATGCGCTACTGTCTAAGTGGGTCGAGAACATCCGCGTCAACGCGGGTGGCCGCTTCCTGACGCGCCCCAACGCGATTGCCACCGAAACGTTCATGGGCGGCGTGACCTCCATGATCGAAGTCCGT